ATCAAATACTACGCGAATTCTGTTAATAACTTGACGTCCTCTAACAGCAGTAAAGTAAGAAGCTCTATTAAGTATTGTGTTCTCATACTCTTCAGATGCTTTCATTTTTTTCATTCTGTAGTACCCTTTTATTAATTAACTTATACATACTTTATAGCGAATCGCTGTGATGTTGTCAAGATTAATTTTTCAGATTTTTACACTTTCTTTCACAACATAAAATTTAGATTATGGTTTCTTTGTTGACAACTTAACTGCTAAAACTGTAGGCTTCCACCCTTTGTTATCGACTATCATTTGCATCTTTACAGGATTGTTCCATACACCTTCTTGGTGACGACTTTTTACTTTATTACTCATTATGCAGCTTCTAGCATTGTGAAAGGTACGTTGTACTTAGAACCGCGCATAGAAACGACTGCTTTTTTACTGTTCATTTTTTCAATAATACCAGAAGTGCGTTTTGTTTTTTGCACAACCCATACTGAGTCGCCTACGTTGAAAGTCACTTGAGCAGAGATAGATTTAATCTGTTGAGCTATATTGATAATTTGTGAAAGCTCTGATTGGCTCATTTCTATCATTGCATTTTTGATGTCTACTATTTTCATTTTCTGTCCTTTCAAAGACTTTTGATTAACTCACTCTTATTTTATAGATAATCATTTTAATGTTGTCAACCCCTAAATATTAACCTTTCTAATTTATTTTTTTTACCAGTCAATAGGAAATTCATCTCCGTTGGTGTCATAATAACAACCATCTGCACCAATGTCTTCTGGATACTCAGCACACAACTTAGACAACAAGTCTTTGCTATCTTTGGCTTCAATAGTGTCGAATACAACTCCATACTCACCATCAAAAACTACTTCATAACTATTCATTTAAACTCTCCCATTTTAAATCCATCACTCACTATTTTGACTACTCGGAATACTCATAAAAGTTATCATTTACTAGGTACTCATCATCACCAGTTTTTGTAACAAAGCCTGCTTTTAACGCTTTCTTAAGCAATTGGTCTGCACTCAATTCAAAGTTAAATGCAGGAGCCTGCCACATAAACAATTCTTTTTTAGTTACTTTTTCAAACGTAGCCATTTTATAATACCCTTTTATTAACTAACTTATACATACTTCTACAATAAAAAAAGGGAGCTGTCAACCCCCTTTTTCAATAATTTTGTATTCGTTTTAATCTTTTTTGATTACGACTACTACTCCATATACAATAACTGCATATGCGGCTATCACTGCAAGAGGTCCTAGTATGAGAAATGCAATACCTGCACCTATCATAACAGTGCCGTCTAAAGTAGTTCGTTCATTTTTCCTAGCCTTGATCCAATCTTTCATTTTTCTAATTCCTTTATACGTTTTTCTAATTCATCAATTTTTTTAGTTACATGCGGATACTTCTTTCTCCAAACATCGTCTGGTTGTTGTAACCAATTCCAACCCCACTTCACAACAAGATAATTTAACACCTTATCTAATTGTCTGTACGACCAAAGACCAGCACGTGTGTCCTTAAAGTATGCCAAGAACGCCGCACCAAGACACGCACCAATAATACTAGTGTATATCCATAGAGTGCTATCAAATAACCCCATCATTTATTAAATGATGCAGCGTAAAGAACTGCTTGCTCGTCAACTACCCCTTCGCTTATTAGTCTTTTTCTATTAATCATGTGTAGTTCTAGTACATCATCTTTATTCTGACCTGTATATGGTACGGCATGGCCTTCGTCAATCATTATTTGTGTAATTCGCACACCATCATCTGTGAGAAAGTCACCTAGGATACGACCAAACTTACCCTTCATATCTTCTCCCTTTTTAGTCATCACAGTCTTAAGAATTGGTTTAGCACCCAATAGCTCTTTCAATCTGTATTTTGCGGCAAGACCAAATACTTTTTCGACTTTATCACTAGTTCGACTTTCAGGTGTATCAATACCCATAATACGAACACGCTCATTCGAAAGTACAACACCAAATCCCAAATCAATGTCAACATCGACTGTATCTCCGTCTATTATTTTATTAATGGTAGATCTATATTCATACATTTTTTATTTTCCTAAATATTTTTTATAATTATCCATCCCATGGTCATAAGCACCATCGAACATTTGCCATTTCTTTATAGCACGCCACCGACCTCTGAATTGGTCTTTGACTCTTTGCCATTTAGTCATCTTTCTTATGTTACCATAGTAGTTTATGTAACGTAGTTCTCCGTGGTGTCTGTATCCAAGAAACGAAAATGGTACTTTTGCCACAACGTCGTTATTATTAACAAAGCGGTAATGTAGTACGTCGATAGACTTAACAAAACTTCTACTCCCAGCTTTAGGACTTCCGTATGTGTATAGGCAAGTACAGGATTTCTCTAGTTTACTTGCCGCCAAGGTTGCCATAGCCGCACCCAATGAGTGACCTGTGATAAAGAGTTTACGATCTTTCAGTTCTTTTTTTAATACCAAAGATAGTTGTGTCCAAACCTTGTCTAGCTCATTGCAAAATCCTTTGTGAACCAAACCACCAGCTTCCCATTTTTTTGGTATAGCGTTAAGGTCTGCTTTAATATCTGAAAATTCATCAGGCTCAGTTCCACGAAATCCAATGATTACTTCTTCATCGTTCCATACGACGTGGCACTGCGCTCCATTATGTTCAATGAACTCATGTTTGCTATATCCCATTGCCTCGAATACTGCTTTTGCTTTAGCCTTATCTTCGTATGCAACTTTAGCAATTATAGCCATTTCGTGGCTTCGTTTAATATTTTCCATTTCTTTCCTTATTTAGTAGTGGCGACGAAAATTCCATCCCAGTCTTTTGGTAGTTTCTGTGTTTTCATAAACTCACATCGTTCAATCCACATTTCATAATAGCCATCCATTCTTTCGTCAAAATGCTTTTGTAAAGTGTGGCACATACTGAGTGCATCGTCAAATTCTTGTGCACGATAATGCTCATGCATTATGTTGTGCATCTTTTTACTTTTCTTGTAATGTGTTTTAATGTCATCAAAGACTGTATATATTTCTAGTCCTACAGTCTTACCCTTCACTGCTAAATCATCTAGTTTTAAATAAAAGAAATCGTCCTTGGTGACTTTGTATGTTGCAGGTCCTACAATCAATACAACTCCATAACCTTTACATGCGGATTCAAGTCTTGCGGCGGTGCTAACAGCATCTCCAAGAATGTCGTAGGAGTGTCTGGCTGTCGATCCCATTTCTCCAATGTAACCGAGACCAGTATTGATACCAGCACCCATACCCACAGGCGGTCTCCCTTCGGATATAATATACTCATTAAACTTCTCCACTGCTTTTAACATGTTTAGTCCTGTTTGTACGGCAGTTTTAGGGTGATTAGGATCTTCCATAGGCGCATTATGAATATGCATTGAAGCGTCACCAATATATTTAATAATCATACCATTGGCTTCAAGCACAGGTTTTGTAATAGCATCCATGTAACTATTCATAATCAATGTTAGTCCTTTTACGTTATCACCAAATGATTCTCCTAAAGGTGTAAATCCACGTAGATCTGAGAAGCATATAGAAACTTCTTTCTTAGTACCATCTTTAATAAGAGATGGGTTTTTTTGTAGTATCTCCACAACTTCTTTAGAAGCGTAGCCAGCAAACTGTTTTTTAATCGCTTGTTTCTCTAGGAACTCACGAACAAACTTAATACCATAAACTTGCAAAGCTATTATAACAAATGTTATAACAGGTGCGCTTACATCTATTAATATCTTGTCTGTCGCATAGGCGTACATAGAGTATGGCACAATAGACCCAATAAGAATAAACGTTGTTATTAAACCTATTATCATCCAACGACTTAGAATAATAAGCAGTAAAGACCCCACTAGAAGGCAAATTAGCTCCACTGACGTAGCCCAGTCTGGTCTATTGATGTTTGTGCCTGCTATCATCGTTCCCAATACCGCCGCTTGTGTTTCACCAGCAAATACACTGCCTGAAGCCGTTGGTATTGGATTAGATATACCCGATGCAGTCACATCTACAATAACAATAGCACCATTAAAATTATCAGGAAGATCTGCTATGGATACATTCTGGCTTTTTTGACTCCAATCAATCCATACACGACCCTCATTATCAGTAGGAATAATACCAAATTTTGGTATTCTCATTTTCTCTACACCATTGGGTTGTAACTTAATCTGAAAGTTTGTATCTCCAGCAAGAACACGTAACGTCTCTAAAGCAAGGCTTGGATATAACGTACCATCAACAACTGCTACTGTGGACATACGCCTTACTACACCATCAATTTCTGGTTCTGTAGATACAATACCAGCACCAACAGATGCATATTCTATAACAGGAACGTTTGCAATAATGCCACCATAAGGTAATAACACATCAAGGTAATCAGCATTAATGATAGCCGCCCCTGGATTAATAGGCTCGTTCTTTGTTTTATTACTAGGTCTACTAGGCAATACGACTGGCAGTTCTAGCATGACATCTGCCATATAATCGTCACCACCAAAGCGATCTTCTTCTGGCATCATAATATTCCATACGACAAGTCCAGCACCTCTATCATATAAGTCTCTTATTATATCGCCATATATTTTACGTGGGAAAGGATATTGTCCGTACTTGTCTAATGTGGCTTCGTCTATCTCTGCAACGAATATATTGTTTTGCACAGGCTCTTGGTTGACTATAAGCGTGTCAAAGTAGTTTAGTTTAACACTCTGAACAAAGCTAGATGGTACAGCAAATATATAAACTAATGCCATAAGAGTGATTAATGCCCACCAAGGACTTAATAGTTTTTTCATATCAATTACCTGTTTGAGTCACATTCAAAGCACACCCATTATAACTAGAGCAAGTACCTGTAATAGTGTAGCTTTGACTTGTGCTTCCTGTTTGAGTAGATTTTATTTGTGCAGTGCCACGATTATTGGGTGTATTAATATCTATATAGACATAATGGTTGCCACTACCAGTTTGAGTGCCATTAAAGTTGTGTGGATTGCCTTCAAAATCTAAGATCATAGTTTTGTCTGCACCTGTTTGTGTGATATTTGCAGTATTATTATTACCATCAACATCGAATGTGATACTGTGATTATTACCATCTTGATCGACATTCAACGTAAAGTCATTACCGACTTGGCTTAATATCAGTTCGTTAGCCCAAAGGCTATTGGGTAATGTTAATAGAATTACCAGTGTTGTCGCCCAACCTATAGTCATACAATTCCCAGCCTCCTTGTTTTAGGTCTATGGTATATCCATATCCTTGATTTAAAGTTAACTCTACAAAGTTATTTCCGTTGTCGTCACGTCTTGAAAACACCCAGTTAGGGCTTTGGTTCATTAAAGTAATACCAGTCGTAGGATCAAATCCGTACACATTTTGTTCTCTTCTCAACATAGACGAGTTCTGTGTGGCAAGCTCATCTAAAAACAATTGCATCAAAGCTGAATTAAGCTGATCTAGCATGTCTATAAGCATGTCTTGTAATAGACTGTCAGTGTTATCTAATGCCGTCAACCAAATACCTTCTAGTTCCTCAGTCAATGCATCATAGTCTAGTCCATCGAATTGAAGGAAGTCTAGTCCTAAGAAGTCTGCATCTTTAATTTTCTTCTTTAATATTTTTGCCACTTCTTCTTCATATGGTTTGACTTTACGCAACAACAATAAAGAATTTATCATGGATTCGTCAAGGTCTAATAATAAAGGTTTTGTTGGGGGACTCATGCTATTGGAAGCTATTGTGGCTTGAAAGGCTTGGTTTAATAAAACAAAACCAGCATCAGTTTCGACAGTTATTTCTCCGACATAACACATTCCAGCAGTATCACAGCTAGGTAATAGTGTGATCATAGATCCACCAATTTCATCTATGACCATAACAAAGTCAGTACCACGAACACCGATAGTTGCAGAAGGTGTTCTAATTCTTACGTTCTGTCTATTACGCTTTGCTATCTGACCACTGGCATAACGAACAGTGCCTAATGTCGCCTTTAGACCCAAAGACCCTTTACCACTTGCAGGATCATACACAAAATCGTCTATAAGAAGTCTTGAATGTTGTGTTATGTCAACTACTGTATCGTCTATAAAGTTAATCCGCATATTGGCATTTGCAGTAACAGCAGTATCAAGCATATCAATACCTGTGCCCTTCTCTGCTTCAATAGCATCTTCGCCTCTTTCAATAGCACCACTGCCATTAACAGAAGTTATCTCACCAATGTTTGCATACACTGGCGTTGCCATTACTATGAGTAATGATAAAAGTCTCAACATCAGTCTGATTGAGTGATATTGATAGCTTGATTATCACCATTCGTGGTAAGATTAATCATGTTATCGTATACACCACTTTGATTAAGAACTACTGCGTGACCTCGACCTGTAGCATTGAATACAATAGTGTGTCCTATACTATCTCCGTTACCAGCAATATCAATATCTAATGTGCTGTCAGTTGTTTCAAGACTAGATGCACCATTAATAGTAACAGTAACCACTGCACTTGTTCCATCAATATCAGTTGATATAATGTTATCATCGTCTGTTACTGTGAAGTTTACTGTTGCACCATCACCAGATGCGTTCTCGCCTATCTTGATTGTGTAGTCTTGGTTATCACCTACAGCCGCAATATTGAGTGTTACACTATCACAGTTACCTATTGCAGCACTACTACAAAGTAATATGACATCACTGTTATCACCAGTGAATGTCCAAGTACCTGTATAAGTCGCACCTAATATTTGTGCGGCAATAGTGTTTGTGTTACCTGTTTGTGTAATACTGAATGTCATATTGTCTGAAGCATTACTCGTCTTACCAAGTACAACAGCTTGACCAGAGGTACCAATGACGTTGTTTTGTCCGTCTTGCACAATATCCAAGTCTAGTGTATCACCTACTTGTGAGATATAAATGTCGTTACTAAAGCTAGGGCTAGTCAATAGACCTAACATAGTGGTTATATAAAAATATTTTTTAAAACGTCTATTCATTGCTTTGTTCCTTGAATTTCCAGAATTCTTTCTTAGCTCCTTCGTTTATCAATTCAATAACGCCAGCTTCAATCGCTGCTCTAACTGCATAATTTACTGGTTCATTCACGCTATAACCAGATTCGGCCTCAACTAATTTTGTTCCCATATCAAAAAACTTAAATACATCTGCGCCATTACTATGACTAGCTATTGTTTTTTCTGTGGCTACACTTAGTAATACTTTACCTGTGCTAACACTTACTAATCTCATAACTATTGTGACTGTATCTACTCTGTATTGTGTCTGTATTCCGATACCCAAATACCTAGCACCAGTTCCACCTGTAGAAACATTGCTATCATATCCGACAATACCGCCTTCTAATATTAAACCTGCAAACACCATAGGCTTTAATGGTGTAGGTCCTGTCTTTAGGTTCTTTTCATAAACATCTCTTGTATTACGCACTAACTGTCTTTCCTTGATCAAATTATCAAGACCGACCCTTTCAACTACTTCAAACCATGTAGAGTTACCGACATCTTGTAACGCCTTAATAACCCACACTTCGCCACCTTGTGTGACTGCACTTGACAAACTTGAATTGTCAGCAGGCTTTCTTTGACCTGTCTTGTCAGCAAATTGATAAACTGCTATAGTCATTTTAGCACCATCAAGCTCTGGCATATCTTGCAATGAATTTCCTAATGGTGAACCTTGCACTTTAGGATCAGCATTAATAGGAGCTTCTATGTCTGCACACGCTCCCATGAAAAGCAACATTATTAATAGACCAATTCTCATTAGAACGTAAATTCTCCAGCACCGGGAATAGTAATCTCAGTAGTTCCATCGACGTTTGCTATAGTCAATGTTATTGAACCAGTGGTACTATCTTTTACCCAAGTGATTGTACTACCTTCAAGTTCAGTAGTTCCTGATGTTGCACAATCGTCACCTGTACATGCCGCAAACATACTGTCTACCATTTGTTTACTTAACGTCGCATATATTCTTGACTCTAGGTTTGTAATAAATTTGTTTAATGTTGTGTTGCCTAATTCTCTTTCTATACGTCTGGCCTCGGCCTCGGCTTTATCTTTAACATCCTCTTTACGATTGTGTATAAGTTGTTCTGTACTTAATACGTGACTACTGTATCCATTACCATTAAAAGATGGACTACTAAACTTATGGACAAGTTCTGCATTAACTTCGGTAGAAGTCAGTAAACAAATTGTGCTTAAAGCTATTAGTATTTTCATTTACCATCTCCTGTACTGTTAAATGCTTCACTACGTGATTGATACTTGTTAACCATATCATCAAGTTCTTTTTGTTGTTCGCCGTCCATCTTGGATCTATATTCTAATACCATTGATAATTTACTATTCAAACGAATCATATCATTATCTAACATGCGAATACGATCAACTAATCTGATTAATGTAAACATAGTCTCACCTACAACAGGATCAATTGTTTCTGTTACCCACTTCCATATAAAATAAATAAAATATCCCATGCCCATTGCGGCAATAATAGGAAATCCGTATTCACCTATCGCTTGTGCTAAATCAACTTCCATTAATCACGCCTTGCATCGTCTTTACCTTCATTAGCGGCAATTCTATCTATGTTAGGTTTAACGTTTAACGCATAACTTAACAGTGCATCAATTTTTACCAAATCGTTATTCATTGTTTGTACACGATTGTCTAGTGATCCAATAATATTCTTTAACGTAGTTACAGAATCGGTCACACCAGCTAGGATAAATTTAAGTGTAAGAAACACAAAACCTCCAGCCGCCAACGCTCCAGCGATAGGAAATCCAACGTCACCAACTAATGATAAAAAATCCATATAGTATACTCCTCCTTCGCTTTGATACACTATTTATAACTTTATTTATATAAATAACCTCACTTAAAGGAGATTTTAATGGCTAAAAAACTAGAAACTGACAGCATACTTAATGATGCTGATTTAGACGGAGACGGCATCATAACAGATGCGGAATTAAATCGACACGAACGAATGATTAGCATTGAAAATGCAGATAAAAAGCAAGATGCAATGCGAAATATGGCATGGTTTGCTTTAGGTGGAATGTTATTATATCCATTTGCAGTAGTCGTTGCTATATTAATGGGTGTGCCTGAAGCGGCAAAGATATTAGGAAGCATGGCTCCTACATATTTTGTATCGGTTGCTGGTATTGTTACTGCATTCTATGTAAGTACAGTGTACTCTAAACCTAAGACATAAAGTAAAACTAGGGGATTTAAAATTCTCCTAGTTCTATCACTTCACTATATTTTTTTATTCACCAGAAGGGTTTCTATCTTTACATAACATATCAGATGCTTTAGTTTCCCATATCCACGGAAGTAATCCATGTACTATAAGAACTCCTGCAATTAAAAACGCATGAGCCAAATGACTCATGTATGACATTTCAATTTCTTTTAAATGTTTCATTTTTTCCTGTAGCTTCCATCTAACTCGTGTGTCCTTGAATTGTGGAATGCCCAAATTGAACAATTGATCCAATTGTATTTTGCATACCAATCCAAGCTTGATTGATCCTCACCATACATTTCAATGCCTTCTTGAATTAAATTCTTATACAAGCCTTTAAATAGTTTGTATCTAATCACCAGATGTTTCATTCATGTTCTCCGTTAGACGCTCTACCAAACACAGTAGGCGTTTTCTTGGCAGTCTCAAAAGTTGCTACAGTGATAACAATAGCACCAATAATAAGAACGTGTGCGATTGCATAGTAACCAAACATAGTCCAACTACCGATTGCAAGAGCGAATACAATTGACCACATCCATGCTAATAATTGCATAACCATATGCTGTATTCCAATATTTTTAATGTTACTTAATGGGTTAGTTTTGTGGCACATAACCACATTCCATTTATCAAATATAAATTGTTTCATTTTAATATTCTCCATTACCATAATCATATTGATCATCTTGATCGTTGTCGTACCACTTGTCTTCATCCTCTTCCTTGAAATATCTAAAACTATATTCTGGAAAAGTCGTTACTATATCGTGCGCCATTTCAGATATAGGACACTCTATGTGAATTTCTTTGCCACACTCGTCCCAACATACCGCGTATTTAATACTTGACATTATTTATACCCCCTTATGATTACAATATACTTATACTATAATATAAAAAAAGGGGACTGTCAAGCCCCCTTTTCTCCTTATACAGTATTGATCATATCACAGTTGATGTTCAGTGTTAGAACTTCGCCGACCTGACCATGTTTGCAACCAGTGGGTCTTATCGGATCTAACTCTCCGTATTCTTATTCTATTGTTTATTAGAAACTAAAGCCTACTGTAAACTTTGGTGTCACTTGTTCGGCATCGAAGTTGTAGTTCATGTCAAGTTCAGTTGTTAAACCACCGACTTCCATTTCATAACCTGCACCAACATTTTCAGTCATATCGTTTTGGTCGCCATTGATATAAGCGGTTACGCCCATAATAGTTGCATCTGCTTCGTATGCTACTGTTTTAAGATTTGTACCATAAGTCATAATACCACCAACAGCTATATTAGATGTTGAAAGATCGACACGCGTGCCATAGACGCTTTCTTCTGTATCGATATTATAATCGATACCAGCTGTCACGTCTAATGTTTCGCCGTCAATTGTGTATGCAACTTGTATGTTATCGTTGTTACCAAACACATCGTTCTTATAGTCGTCAAGACCTAAAGCAACACTAAGACCATATGCTTCAACTGACAATGATTCGTTCATTGTAATTGTTGCTACAGAACCATTTCCTGTATCAGAAATGTCTTCAGGAAATATACCACCTTGCTTACCGAAAGAAACTTTAGCAACACCTATTGTTGTACCAATGTTCCACTCGTCTAATGCAAATGTGCCACCATCTTTTGAATCGATGTTAAATCCACCGAATGCAAGTTCCTGATCTGTTGCAAAGTTCAGACCTAATGTTGTGACTGTTTCGTAATTTTTAGTCGTTGAATTCTTCTTGATTTTAACTTCTGCATCTGCACCAATTAGCATTTCTGCTTGGCATGAAGACGCTACAACTATTAAGGCAGTAGTTGCAATTATTAATTTGTTCATTTTGTTTTCCTTGATGTTTAAAAAAATGCGACTTTTCTGTTGCCAAGTAAGTCGCCAACTCCGTTGAATTAAGCTGCTAGAGCGAATTCACGAGGTGCGAAATTTTCATTTGCATTTAGTAGTTTTGACCAATTACGCAGTCACCCGATAAACTCCACTTCACTACAACACCTGTCGATCCTATTTCTGCCCCATCAAAAGCACATCATCTTCAACCCTCGTGAGGTCTATGTCTCTGCAAAAACACCTTATTGCAGTAAGGCGTAATGTGCTTATGGTGGAGCAGTTGGGTACTGCCCCCAAGTCCAGTATGCGTTCACGTTGCTTCAACGTTTATGAGTTACTTATACACTATTTGTTATATTGATGCAAGCGTATAATAAACATATATTCTTTTGTGATAAATTTATTACTATCTTAGATAGATCAATGTTTTTATTATTGGCAACAAAGCGTCAATATTTCTATAAAGGTCTTCTATAGAACCATTGTTGTCAATAGTATAATCTGACATCCACTGCTCTAAGCTCATACTAGACGAGTCTTCTGGTGGAAGATGGTCACTACGATCAACCCATATAGAGTAATCAAACACTTGCTCATTATTCATAGCATCAAATTCTTTTTTGTTTCTTAACCCACAGTAGATGTCAAACTCATCGAACATCTCTCTGCCTAACTTAGCAGGATCATCTTTATTATAATTGCATATAGCATCATACCATTCGCTTCTATGATTGTGTCTGTCGGCATAACACTCTTCTTCTGTATCATACCCATACTTGTCTTTAAGATCGTTGAATATGAATTTTTTAGAACAGAACTTTGAGCTAGACTCGAAAGTCATACCATGTTGTTTTTCTAAATATTCTGACACAGTATCTTTACCATGTCTGCCATAACCAATTATTAAAAGTCGCATACTATTTTCCATTATTAATTCCATAACATATTAAACCTTATCAAGTGTCATCAGGCCACAACCGATACTTAGTACGATAGTATGGATTAGGTTTTTGTGCATTTAGATGTTCTTTAAGTAATCGAGATAATTCCATTAACTCATACTCTAAATTTGCAATTCTTTTAAGTAAGTTTTGTTGGTCTATCAAGTCAGAATCTATTAAAGGCTCTGAGAACGCTAACTCTTCCATCTTTGATTTTGTTGTTTCGTAATCTATCATCTATCAAGTCCTTGTTTGGCACAGGTGCTAGGAATCGAACCCAGACTTGCGGATTTGGAATCCGCCGTGATACCATTTCACTACACCCATGTATTAACGTTATGATAACATATATTTACTATAACGTCAACCCTTATTTTAATATTTTTAAACTTTAACAAACCACTCTGGCACAGATCGATTTGTCCACACCATTTTGAAACGATCAGCTTTAGTACGATAGTATGCACGATACGATTTAACAACATCTTCAAACATACATTGTGGCTCATGGGTCATTGCTAAAGGCTGTTTTGTTTTGTATCCAACTTCTATGTCTACAGGCGGAGTAGCTAACAATTTTCGTAGCTTTGTATCTGTCATGTGGGTTTTACCATAGCGTAATTTATACTCGTCACATAAAGCAATAAAATGAGCGTAGTGCCAGTTGTAATTGTTGTTTGATTTCATAGTCCAAATAGTACATGGGTGATTTGCGTGAGCAACACGATACAACATTTTTTCCATTGATGGATTACTTAACTCGTAATACTTTGCCATAGTCTTGCCAGACTTAGATGGACGCTTACTCATTGTACCATCTAGGATACGATGTGCAGTCGATAGCATTTGACCACTCTCTAAAACCATCTTTACTACGTGTTTATCACATTGCATTTGTGCCGACTTGACTGGACAATTATCTAGTACAAAAATATTCATTATAATGTCTCATTTCTTTAGTTTATCTTTCCATGCCTTTTCGAAGCCCACTGTATGATATATGTACTCATTGTTATTCCACATTCTTTTAAAATAACTATCGTACATTTCGTCTATAGCTTCTGGTGACCAACTGTCAGGAATCATATGCCCCTTAACTGACCAGAATAATTCGTTCTTATCTTTTAAACTAGCCACTATTGGATTTCCTTATTTCTTCTAATGCACCTTTAACCATACTAGGATATTCGCCCAAGTAAGACCCAGCTCCTAGCATATCTAAAGTGATTAGATGCTTGTGCATGTGCTCTATATCACCCCAATTCTTAATCATCTTTTGACTAATCCTGTCAAAGTATTCGTCTGATAATATGGGATTGTCTTCTACGTAATACGCATATGAAGCCATGAGATACCACGGCACTGTCATATTAATATTAACATCAATTGTATCAATGCACATCTTCTCTATTGACACAGTTGTACTCAGAAATTGTTCGAGACTCAAATTCGTATGCTTCCTTTTCCCAAGGACGATCTTCGTATGCAACACCAGTGTAATCAATGCCACACCATGTATTCTGATCAAGTCGTCCGTTTACAGTTTGTTCAACATGTTTCATCTCATGGAATATTGTACGCATCATCTCTTGTTGCGTAAGATTGTTATTTATATCTAAGTCGAAGTAATGATGGTCTCCATCGTCACCTAAATCAACACAACCGCCACAAGAACCTTCGGGAAGTTTTTGCATAGTTATGTCTATCCAAACATGCGAAGGCAAGTCTAAATGGTTGACGATAAAGGTCATAGCATCATCTACAACCTTAGAGAATCTTTTACCTGTGTGTATTTCATATAACATACTTATAATATAAGCTATGTAGAGTGTGTTGTCAACCCTTAGATCAAAAGATAATCATAGAGGTTTGGGTTTAACTTTAAAAGAACCTTAAACTGTTCTTCGTCCCAAAAAGTGTCTTCTAGTGCAGTCCTAATCTCTTTAGGATAGTCGTATTCTTTTAATAACCTTTGTCTATATTCTATTGGTAACACTTCTATTCTCATATGAGGTGGACTCATAACAATAGACGAAAGATCTAAAGGCACGTCCATCATTCTAGCAAACGAATCTAAGTTTGGTACGTCACCAACATTAAGAGCAGTAATAACAGGACCTAAACCTACAGTCGAATGTTTTTTGTATTCATGGATATTATTAATCACATCATCAAAGTTAGTTCCTGGTCGTTGTAATACATCTATATCGAATGTACCATCGACTGATACTTGAACATAAAACTCTCTGAACGCTTTACTTGCCTTAATAATACTATCACTACGGCGTGTGCCATTTGTTATTATCTTTAAAGTTAAGTTCTTAGCAAAGCCATTATCGGCTATCCATGTAATGAACTTGATAATGCTTTTGTTCATAGTAGGTTCACCACCAGTAAATTTAACAAGTTTTGTATAAGGTAATATCTTACTCATGTCAGAATAGAACTTATCTTTATCTTTCATTTCTTCATAGATATTGATATGAGTAGGACCTGTCCAGTTACCCTTCTTTTTTTCTATTGCCGCAATAGATGACGATAACCTACCATCACACATCTGACAACTTAAATTACACAAGTTACCAAAGAACTTAACTTCTATAGAATTGAATTTAAAGTCGTGGATCGTACCATCCTTATCCATTGAGGGGACTTCCATATCAACTTTCTGTTGTCTTCTGCTAGTGATACCTCTGGTTTCATGTAGGATACATTTGTCACAAAGATTTTTAATCTCATCAGTGATATTATGATCTGCCATATCCTTACGAACACGCTTCATAGTATCACTATTAAAGTGATCTAGTGGAGACACGTCTTTAGCACTGTATGGTAAACCTTTAGATCTACAACACAATCCCCATTCACCCCAGACTTTATTTTCTAAGGTGATGAAAGGCTCAGTACACCAAGGTTTCATTTTCTACGTCTTGCTCTGCTTGTATCTATGTGTACATTACTTGGAACTGGTATCTTAATCATATCATGCTTATGATATAATACAAACTTGACGTCAGGAAACTCTTCAAATAGCCTTTCCCATATAGGACGCCAATTACTATTCAATCTAAATGAGTTTAAATCACTACGATCAGAAACTAAGTATGTGTCTGTAATGCTTCTAAGGTTCATATCAAAGAGGGAATCAAAACCATACATATGTATTTCAGTCGCCCCAAGTTTTGATGCGGCATAGTGTGTAGCCATATGACCACAGTTGAACTCTGTTGCACCAGGACAATACTTAGGGACGTGTGTGTAAAATTCCTTTACGTTCTTAGAATAGCGCATATAAAAATCTGGTTTCATTTCCATCCACACTTTAGGACGATTGCCTAAAATCCAATCATAAGCATCAAGCTGTAAATGACCTTCATACAATGCTTTCATCATTTTAAAATCAACCATGACTGTACCATACACATCTGCAATATCAAATGCTGGCATATTGCAAGTCAGTTTAATTCCAGGAGACGGCTTGTAATATACAGCGCAATCTCCATTTCCTATTATGTGTACTGTTCGTGTCATTTATTATACCAGTATTCTTTGATCCAAGGTTGAGGCTCGTAAGTAGCCATTGGTGTAGTTATAGTCTCTTCCATAGCCTGTATAATACTCGGTCTACCATGAAAGCAAATGATAGAAACTTCTTCTGATTGTGGTCTATTAGGATATATGTCATACTTATAAGACTTTAATGCGTTAGGATATTCGTGCTGTAATAGTTTACGATGGTATGGATTAACTTTAGTGTTTAAATACTCACCATCTCCACGAAAATCATGTTTAATATCTTCATAGTTCATAACAAAATCAACGTAGACAAATCCATTAGCGTCGTGGTCAAACGACATTACCCCAGTCTGTAAAACGCCTTTAAGGTGTGGCTGATGCACATTAACTGCTCCAACATCTTCAATGCCCATAAACCAACTCTTGTGTTCTAACAACCAATCGATGTTACCTACTATTATAGTATCAAGGTCGATGTAAACCACTTGATCCCCAGCCTTTAAAGCTGGATCAAATATCTGTAACTTATTCCACCAACCATCAAATCCTGGTTTAAGTCGCCTAGTTTCTATTCCAGGAATGTTTTGATCGGTGTAGCAAACAAAATTAAATGGAATTGTAGTGTTTCTTTCCACTCCAGCTTTTAAATTGTAGACATATTCTATAGGGAATTTATTTCCCCACCATACACAAACTACTGTTTTCATAATTAAACTTCCTCTATAATATATTGATCACCATAGCCATGTTTGGCTAAACAACCTTTCGTACTTTGGATAGTGCTAAAGCTGTCTTTGGCTTCTACAGGCCAAGGATAATATTCTTCAAGCCATGTAAAGTTTTCTTTGCGTAAAAATATATCAGTCGGTTGTGCATACTTTTCTGCATGTTTGACCATAATCTTTGCCGCTGATGGAGTGATTCTATAGGCGTGTGCACCAGGAAAGTATTGCTTAGATATAAGCTCGTTTGTTCCTAGGTGGCTAGGTGTTTTGTAGTTACCATACGAAGGTTTTCCTAGACTGATACAACCTTTAAACTTAATAAAGTCAGGTATTTTTTCTATGATAACTGCATCGTGTTCAAAAATAGTAATCTGATGTCCTAACTCTATACACTTCTTCCATAAAGAATAGTGTGAAAAAAATGCAGACATGCAGTTTTCAAGCCTAGAGTATTCTTCATTAAACAACGTAGGGTTAATGCCAGCCTCAGTAAACAAATTATGAATATCATTTTTAGGTGTAGTTGCTGGAAAGTGGTGACACTCTATGTTAAACTTATCAGCCGATTCAATGCACCGCTTTGCCACCTTCACAGACTTTTCATTGTCCATAATAGTGATAACATACGCCTGTGTGCGTTTATTGCCTGATGTTCTTTTTATCATTATATAAATCTCTTGCTTAAGTTGTTGTTGACGAATAACCTGTGTTTTGAACGACAGTAAAATACGGATAATACTGTTGTAGCCAAGGGAAGAATTGTCTACACATAAGAGCATCGTTAGGCCATATGCCCACTTCTAACGTCTTATCTAACAGCATCTTAGCCGCCCATGGTTTAATTATATATGCAGAATTTCCAGGCAGTCCACTAGGTAAAGGAATATCACTAGGATCATCTACATAAGGTACTGTTACCATACCGAATGAGTTATTAACACCTAGCTTAACTTTTGTGTCATATATAGTAGCTTTCCTAGTTGTTCCCAAAGGACTATTGATTGCAACAATCCCACCATTCCATTCACCCATAGGTTTTTCATTAGAACTCCCTTTGTCTGAAATAGGTGATCCCGGATACTTACCTTTACGATCTTTATGACCGCATAAAACGATTTCTTTATGTGTGTACATCCTTGTAAAAAATGCGTCATGCTCAAGGATCATAATTGGTTCATTAAGATCAATACAATGTTGCCATAGTCTCATATGGCTAATAGTACATGCGGCAACTTTAAGATAGTTTCTTGCACCATAGGCTCGTTTATATAACCCTGTAGCAAAATCAATACCATCTTGACTTGGATTAGTAGGCCAAGTGTAGTTAAGGTTGCCAATATTGTTGTAAAGTTTCCTAGCATAACCTCTATTAAAATAAGTTTTTATGTCTGCATCAATAGTTTCAGGTAATGTAGCATCTATTATATGAGGCTGTATATCAGACAACGATCTCTCGTCGCCAACGTTTCGGATTGACCACAAAAGTTTACGTGTGCTTACTAAAGATTGATGATCGTTCATCATTGTAATGATAAAGGCTTTTATTGCCCAATCATTATATCCGTGATCTGGTCTAATCATGTCACCCTCTTGCATATCAACTTCCCTTATTATAACACATTAGTTTGCTATTTAAAACAATTAAATTCGTTTAAACACAACATAACCAACGTTTGTAATTCCACGTTCACATTCAACAAAGCCATTACTATCAGCCCAAGTCTTTAGACAATCATAAAGTCTTGTATCAGGTCTACCCATCATAGCAGTCGTATCGTGGGCAAGTATGTATTTCTTTACGTTATTACCATGCATAGTCAACTCTTTTATCATGTGTGCAGGGTGATGATAAGAATCTATAACCAACATATCAGTCATATTAATACAAGCAAACCCTGTAGAATCTGTCTGGTTTGTGATCAATTCAATGTCTTTATCTTGTGCATATTTTTCTGCAATAGGTTTTAAGAATTTGTTGTATCGACTCATATCCATATCAACAAGATACACACGCTTTGGATTAGTAAGCAAAGCCGCCGAAGCAGTTCCACCTTGGTGTGTGCCTAATTCCATATAGCTCTTACAGTCTTTCATGTACTTTATAATCGCATCGTGTATTTGGCAATAATCTTCGCCGTGGGCTTCTTCTTGTTGACGTACTATTTCAGAATGAAATTTCTTTAACGTCTTTACATGTCCTAATTCAGAGTTTATCATTTTTCCACCTCAAGTGCATCTATGCACATATCATCTAATGTTTTTGTTTGTGTAAAGAAAGGAGAGTCTTCAGGCACAACTGATATTGCGACATCACCTTCTCGTCTCGGCATTACCTTCTGGTTTAATTCAACACCAGAAACACGATTCATAGTATCTATAACTTCTTTTACCGACGTACCATCAGGAGACCCAAGACACTCTATTTTATTTGTAGGCTCTGCCTCAACAATATTAATTATACCATTTACAATATCAGTGATGTGAGTATAGTTACGAATACACGTACCATCTCTTGTGTCATAGTCTGTGCCATAGACATTCATAACCTCTGATTCTGCAATTTTATAGTTAAGAATGGCATTACAGTCAAGACTGTTATGCAATATGGAGTTTGCTACTCTTGCAGCCTTACGAATTAAATGAGACACATCATCATCGTATTTAAGCATACCATCATTGCCTGACACATTATAGAAGCGTACAATACTATGGTTATTAGGATAAAACTGTTTTGTTATAAGTTCACCAGCATACTTACTACCAGCATATGGATTAGCCACAGGATCAAATGCAGAACCTGTAGAGCAATATATGAAGTGGTCACAAGGGATGCTAGTAACATGACTTGTACCAAGAACATTAGTAGTATAATACTTTAAAGGATTTGCCACAGAGTTGGGAACCTTAGTCCTTGCTGCTAGGTGTATGATCTTATCGTAACTACGTTCTTCAAGCATAACATTAACGTCATTAAAATCTATATCCCAATAAATAAATTCAGCATATTTACTAATATCATTTTGTTTATCATCACAATCAGTACCTGTGACTACATGTCCACGCTCTGATAATGCTTTCACCACGTGTGCCCCAATATATCCAGTTGCACCTGTTACTAATATTTTATAATTTTTATCCATCATTAGGCCAACCTTTATTTACAGGCAGATTCCACTCTGACACAGGCTTATTTGTAATATCCCATAACGCTTCTTTAGGCCAATCGTCTGCTGTCCTAAACATAATATGCACTAGCTTGGCATTGTCTGGTCTATTATCACCTATCTCTGCAATCGGATGCGCACCTACTTTATGCATATAACAATTCCATTCATTGGGTAAACGCTTTAGTTTAAAATCAGGCAAGTGGATAAAAGCAGAGAAGTAATCTTGAAACAACCTATAGAAGTTTGGAAAGCCGTTCATATTATTAACATACTCTTGGAATGAAGGCCACTGTGTCTTCATTTTTTGTAATCCAGCTTTAGATATAACGACTACACCTGTGTTAAACACTTCTGGTCTACCCATTTCATCATAAGAGTATTCTATACCCCATACATCTAAACACTTTTTTGCCCAGACTTTATCAACGGCACTGTTTATGCCCCCAGAATTGTATATAGTTCTAAAATATGGTTGCTTAGGTTCAGTACATATACCAGCGTCTTCACCATCTAATAAATCAAATATATTGTCGTTTAAACCATCTGTGGGAAACACATCAATATCTACTAAAGCAACATTATCGTATATGTCGAATGACGCATCGACTAATGGATTAGCTGGCTCGTAATAGATAGGTACGTTCACTGTCTTACTGGCTATTTCTATATTGTGATCGAACCTATACTCTGCACCAATTCTTTCTGCATAGGCTTTCATTAATGCAGTGCTTGATAGAACACCAGACTTCAAAGGTCCTTTCCAATACTGATAAATTAAATTACTCATGTGTTTGCATCCCTAAATTTGTTGACTGTCGCAAGTGAAGATACTATTGCCTGATGCATATCAATGTACACATACATTCCGCACCTACCTATGAAAGTAGTGTTGGACGTTAATATCTCTTTATACTTCTTATATATCTCTCTATTTTTACCGCTAATATCTTTAACAGGATAATATCTTTCCATATTATTGTCAATATAATCACACGGCTCTTCATAAGTCAATGATGTTATTTGATCATTAGTACCATGATTAGGATAGTTTTTCCATTCTGTCATACGTGTGTAAGCACCAGAGTGCGTAAAATTAACAGTAGGTGTCGGAAGTATCTTTGGTATAGGAAGATTTACATGGTGAAACTTTAAACTTCTGTATGGCAATTCACCAAACTTAAAATCGTGATAGACATCAATCGGCATTGAATTAAATACATGATAGTAATTACCTTCCATGCTACGATTAAACTTTTTGTTTAATTGCACTTCAATATTTTTATGATTAAGAATTTCTTCAAAGACTTTAGTGTAGCCGTTCTTAGGCATAGCACCATATTGGTCATTAGGAAAATACAACTCATTAACATCATCACGTGTCTGAACTCGTTTAATAATATTAGGATCTAATTCTTCCAGTTCCATACCCCACATCTTTTTAGTGTAAGGTCTAAAGAAAGTGTCGAGTATATTTTCTTCTCCTACGACATACTTTGTATTGGCATTAACAGGCAAAGTCACATAAGTACCATCACTCAATTGTGCTTTTACTCTATGTTGATAATCTTCCCACTCGTCAAACTTTGTGACCCAATCATATGCGACTTTGTTATTTGTATGGAATATATGAGGGCCGTATTTGTGAATTCGAATACCATGTTCATTAACATAGTCATACGCATTACCACCTATATGTCCTCTTTCATCAATAACCTTTACCTTATGACCATCATTAGCAAGTTCATGTGCAATAACAGCACCAGCAAAGCCAGCACCTACTACTAGAATATTCATAATACACCCATTGAAACTAATCCATTATAGTTTTCAAGCTTTTCTCTTTTAGGACCTTGTGGCGTAATCTTTGTTCTGACATGTATAAATCCAGCTTCTTGTGGATTAGGTAAGAAACTACACTGACACCACTTAGGATGCAAGTGCTTTATATTGGCACTCATACCTGATCTATTAGCTAAGACGTGCATTATACCCTCGTCTTCAAAGTGATAGAGTTTATTAAACTTCTGCATCCAAGCGTCATTAGACCTAACTAATTCTGCCCTAAGCGTTTGTCTAAGACGTCTATCCATTTTATATATCGCTCCGCCCCAATATGGAGCATCTATACTACCTAACATTGGATACATTTGAGCCAATTGACCATGCAATCTTTTCTGCACAGTATGATATAGACCCACTCCAACTTCTTGAAATATGTCAATGTCCATGCCTTTAGGTGCAAACATATCAATATCAAGCATTAGCACATCGTCGTACTCGTCAAACTCTTTGTTGATCATGTGAACCTTCTGACAAGGCGATGTCAACCATGAACTAAAAGGTTTGCCTGTTATAAGTTTATAGTCAGCACCAACAAACTCAGCATACTTTTTTATGTTTGCAATAGATAGCTTATCAAGCTCACGCAAGTCACCATCCATATGTTGTAAGATAATCTTTTTTACCATGGGACTGTAGCTTCTATTACAGCAGAATGCAACGCCCGAATGTGGCCAGGAGTATCAATGTTTTTGAAAGCTGGAAACGTAGACCTTTGGTATTCAAACTCTTTGACATAAGTAAATCCTTCTTCTTTTAATACATTAATCATTTCTTCTTTATACCATAGATGTTTGTGTTCACCATTTTGATGTAGCAAACCTAATGCGCATTGCTCTTGTTTAGACTTGTGTTCATTACCAGCTGGTGCAAAGTTGTGCTTTACAACATAGAAATCATAGTAGTGTGTAACAAATGGGTGATTAGATAAGTCTTCACCACTGCGAAGGAAGTCTACAAAGTCCATAGGAGGCCATACAGTACGCATAACACCACCTGGTTTCATCACTCTGAACATCTCTCTAAAGAAATTAATACCTTCTTGCTTTTCTAGGTGTTCAATGAAATGTTCATTGTATACACCATCATACGTTTTTTCAAGGACACCTCGCATGGGAAGGTTTCGCATATCATAGACCATACATCCTGGTGTAGGAACGTCACGCACACCATCCCAGTTTAGCCCTCTGCTTTTTGCCGCCGCTATCTCTAAAAATTTCATTACTCTACCAACTTCATTAGTTCTTCTATGTTCTCACCTTCGTGCGGAATAATATCCTTATGAAAGAAGTGTAAGAAGTGAGCCTTTTTCATCTTCTCATGTGGTATGGCATTAAACAATCCGTTCCACTCATAGCCCAAATGCTGTAGCTTCATGTTTTCTTCACGTATAAAGATATTCAATAGTGTCTGATCTGTAGACCATTTCCATGAACCCATACCATCAATCAATGGTTTAAACCTTGGACGACGTAAGAATTGCATTGGCGTTTCACCATTAAGATGCTTGGCAAATGATTTATTCATTACCATCATACCCATGTTAAAGAACTCTGCTCCATGCTGATTCCATTTCCAATCAACATTTCTAACAGACTGGTATTGCATTTTAGAATAGCCAGTAATCTTACCGAAGTATTGAGGCGTTAAAGGCATTTGACGTTCGATCACACCAGCAAAATCTGTGTCGTCATTCAATTCTTCAAAGATGTTAGGCGCATCAGGACGTATCCATATATCACCATCGACTATAGCAATCTGATCATAATCTCGAAAGTAAGCAAATGCGTTTTCTTTCTCATAGATAGGCAAATATCCACCATGCTTTTCATAAGACTCTACGCTACGATTAGTCTGAAATACATCAGGCTTAATTGAAAGGATAGGTGTTTTTTGTACGATATGATCTATACCATGACGCTCACAGTATTCGGCTACAGACTTTGTACAGTGGTCATAAAGTCTTTTACGTTTACCAACATATACTTGATAGATTAATCTTTTCTTTTTCATAACATTTTACCAATGGTTTATTGTTTTATTATCACGTTCAATTTGTACGGCTAATCTTAATATACTCTCAGGGTATTTTTTACGTTTCTTTGCTAATAAGTTATCTACGTTAAACATACAGTCTTTATTCAATGCATAGTCTTTTAGGTATATAGCAACCTCAACTGGAAGGTAATATCCTGCAGCTGGTGTACACTTACGATTACTATTATAGCAAAATGTCTCTATTTTGTCAACACCTATGAATTTAGGTAATCTCTCCATCAACAGGCAATCTTCTTCTACGATAACAATAGGCCGATTGGTCTCAATACATTTCTCCCAAAGAAAGTAATGGCTATACCATACAGCTCTCTCTGTCTCCGTAAACTCCTGAGGTGATCCAAACCTAGGGTGATAGTTCTTTCTAGTTAGGTTTATAAAACTAAACACGTCTTTTGGTGTTATAGCATTAAACAAATTTACCTTTATATCAAAATCTTCAAACGACTCCAATGCGCTTTGTCTGACTATTCCAGCATCAGGATTGTCTAGTAACGCAATCATCCATACATTATTATCTATAGTCATTTAAATCAAAGCTAGTTCCGTGCATTTTATATAAGTCTCTTTCGTGGTTAGTGAATACTAAAACCTCAGGATCGTCTATTAAGAAGTCACAACCAGTACAAAAACTTGGATAGTCTCCCATCTCATGTTGTTTACGAAGTTTATTGTATTCTTCACCATACCATATGTCCTCTAAGGATCGTTCTGATAAGTGTCCAAGTACCGCTTCATCATCTCGTCCAAGCACTTGACAACATGGATGAATAGCTCCAGTGGAGCCAGAAAGACCACCAGCACGAATAACCACATCAGGACTAAAAGGACGACCACAAGTTCGAGTAGCACCTTTACGCTCGTACTCAGACTCATATACACCAGACCAATTATGCATTTTCCAAATTTCTGTTTTAACGCCAGCCGCTTCAACAAGTTTAATGTATCGACTTCTTTCGTAATCAACTTTCTGATCATCGAGGATAAGGTGGTATGTAGCAACAGTGCATTCTGACCCAGTTCTGTTAACATATTCTTGTGTGGCATGTAAATTCTCAATCACTTTGTTGTAAAACGGACTGTTCATCCATTTTAAATATGTAGCAGAATCATATCCAATAATACTAAAACGAAAAAAGTCTGCTCCTGCATCAATGACTTCTTCCATAAAATTACCAGACATTTTCATACCATTAGAAAACATGAACGCTTTTGCACCATATTTTTTAACAATAGCAATATACTCTGGTAAGTTACTATTTAATGTAGGCTCACCTGAACCCTCTAAGTTTACTACTTTTAATCCAGCTTCAGCACATTGGGCAACGGCGTCTTCAAAATCGTCCAAGGGCATTTTCTTGAGCCAGTTTTTACCACGCGCCCCTGTCTTACCATCTTCTTTAGTTTGTGGACACATCTGACAAGTGTAATTACAACCACCATTAATCTCAATTACCGCTCTGTCAATTTCCATTGTACCATTTCCACCAGTGTTCTTTTTTGTTTTTTGCTCTTCTGTGTGCCCAATCAATAGGCTTAATCAACTCGTTCCCTTTGTCTATAGGAGTGTGTAAGTTATATAGGTACTTTACAAACGTCTGTGTCTCCAAATCTAATGCGGTAGGCGTATGATACTGAGTTATCTTATCTAATGTCGTAACAAACATAGGCTTATGAAAGTTAGCCGCAATATAATGCCACATTCCGTCATAACAGAATACAAAGTTACAAGTATTTATATGATAAGTCGCTTCACGAATAGGTGTCCTGTAACACAATTCTACTACATTATAACCTAGTTCAGTCAACGCCTTAACAGTCGAGTTCCATTGTTCGTCTGTAACAGTACGCTTCCAATAACGTGGAATGTTAGCATTGAACGTGGCTCTCCACATAACAACTTTGTTTTCATCAGTAGGAAGTTTAACCCTAGGATCAAAAACCCATGCATTACACAACCTTCTCCTACGAACATCCATCCAATCATATCTACTATCGCCAGTAAACTTTCCCAACGTACTGTTAGTTATATGGTTTATTGTGACGTCTGATTTAAGATAGAGACTGTGTATGTAGTCACAACGCTCTATTATAGTTTCTGTTTCTTCACAATGATGTAAATGGTCTATGCCATGTGCCCAATGAAGATTTAATATAAGGTGTTCTTTATTCTCTTTAGACCAGAAGTGCGCACAATTAAGTGCGTGCATTACGTCACCCATTCCAGGTGACATGCCCCAATCAATACTACGTGTCATTAAAACACTTTTACTTTATATTTCTTTTCCCATTCTTCTGCATCTTTTTCGTCATTGACCATAGGTTGGTTTCTAACATTCAATGAAGTGTTAAGAAGCATAGGAACACCTGTTTTTTCATAATACTCTTCTATAACTTTTCTGAATATAGACTCACAATCTTTTTTAACTATTTGAACTCTTGATGTGCCGTCCGTGTGTATGACCGAACTATAGTCATGTTTAGCTTTGGCAGTGTATTGCATAGACGTATTCATATAACCTTCGAAGTAATCCTCGGCAAATTCTTCAAGAATAGCAGGCGCAAAAGGTCTGAATGTCTGCCTACGTTTAATATTATTTACTGTATCCTTTACATCGTAGCGAACATCAGCAATGAGACTACGATTTCCCAATGCTCTAGGACCAAATTCAGCCCGACCATTAGCAATACCACAATAATTAGTATCGAGAAGATGCTTAACAATATCGGTAGGATTAACATCACGATCGATGTTGTAACCCAAATAAGGGCTATTAAAATTAATTCTATCATTACCTGTCTCTTGTCCATAAATGTAAGCGGCACAACCTAATGCAGATCCAGAATCTCCTGGTGCTGGTGGTATCCACATGTCATCAAAAAGTGGTCGTATTTCAGTGTTTGCCATTATATTCTCTGCAACACCACCAGCATAAACTAGCTTAGACCCATACTTACTTGCCCTGTAAGCGTATTCAAATATCATTGTTTCTGCAAAGCCTTGGATAGACGATGCAACGTCTTCTGGTTTATGTCCGTGTATAAGATGATTTATATGACCAAACATAACAGAAAGAGGGTTTGGAGTATTACGTATGTCTGCGCCTTTTATATCTTGGATATGTGTATCAGAGATGGAATTGGTATATGACGTTAAGTCATATTCTTCTGTATTGTTAAATATTCTAAGCATTTCACCTGCTAATATAGGTTGACCATACGAAGACAATCCCATTACAACGTATTCATCAAACCTAGGTCTATACCCTAACTTTTTTGTGACGTAAGAATATAAAAGACCAATACTTCTAGGCCAACCAACGCTCTCTAACAAATTATAGTTATGGTCATATATACCCATAGCCTGACCTTCACCAATACCATCAATTGTTAGAATGACTGTATCTTCTTTGGATTTCCAAGGTCTAGTCATCATCGCATTAGCCGCATGACTTACATGATGATTAACACAAGCGTTATATAAATGGCTATCCTTCACTATGTTTTCGTAAAATACTTTAACATCGTGTCTTGCATTTATCATTTGTTTTAGTTCACGCGACAAGCGGTGATCATATTTACGTTTTGTGTATCTTTCTGAGTGAGTGGCAAACTCAATATCACCCTCAGAAGTAATGAAGGCGATACCAGCGTCGTGCGCCATTTCAGATATTCCACAATAACGCATGTTATTATATTTCCTCTAGGATCTTTTCACATATTTCATTTGCACGATGATTAAAAGAAATTGCACAACCTTTAAACTTCTTAATGTTACTTATAGTGCCATGTTCGAAGGGTGTACCACGAGTAAAGTTTTCATACTCGCTACGAAGATTTAAGTATTCAAATACAGTCATTAGGCCACTTCTCCTGTAATATACTCATAAAGCTGTGCCCAATTCTTCATCTTAGGACAAATTTCTGAATCCATATTGTGACCATGTTCTATAAGAATACTTTCAAGACCTAAATCTAAACCAAGTTGTGCGTTTTCAATTTTGTCTTCTAACCAATACAAACCACTACCTGTATATGGAGCTAACACTTCATCTTTGTCTCCACCAACATCTGCATAGATAAACTTTTCAAAAGCAGTATCACCAAACAACTTTCGTGTATTAGACTCTCGTAACTCTTGAGCCATAGGATCTAATGATAATGAAGTGATCATGTGAAATATATAACCATGTTTTCGGTGTAACAAATCCATGTAATACATAGCGTCTCGTAGAGGTGGCAAATAACCAATGGCAGAAGAAGTATTAAAATGTTTGATTAATTGACTTTTTTCTTTACTGGTGATGCCATATCGCAAACTCATATCATAAGTAGAGCCTTCAGTGCCATGTACCTGTACTGCATACCCCATCTTTTTCATCCAAACACCAAAGGCGTATTCCCAATTCATAAGAACGCCGTCGCAATCTGTGAGTATTAACTTATCTTGATCTGAATTCATAACGTAATCTTCTTTCCTATTATATTTTATCATAAAAATCTTCGAATGTTTTAAGCAATAGCACGTTTCTTTTATGATAAGCGCACATATCGTCTTGGTGTTGGTCTAAGATTGTATTAGTCGTTTTCGGTTCCATGAACAAGTCTTTATATCTTACGACATTTAATTTTATATCATAAGATTTTAACTGATCCAAAGGGTTTCTTTCTATCTCATTATCAATATATAGCATAGGCTGTGATTTGTCAAGAGATAGAAACGCATGAAATTTTATTATGTAAGTGTCTAAGTCGCACAACTTAAAGTTCCTATGTTTCAACCAGTCGAAAAGATAGACACTGTTCCAATACGACAATGGATAGTTTAAGGGAAACTCTTTTAAAAAGTTGTGATAGTCAATCCATATATGCATAAACTCTTTAAAAGACATAGTATTCATGGCAAGATTGATACATGCTGTTAATTCATTGTCATTACCCACAGACGATAGTAATCTGATAGCCTTATATTCTTCATCAATAGAGCTATTGTTATCGTCAAATATGATAGGCGGCCTTGATCCAAAATATCTTTTTATAGTAAACACTTTTTTCACAAAGTCTATTTCTTCTTTAGAAGTGCAAGAGACCCAATAACCTTCTAGTGTGTTTTTAATGATATTGTCAGGATCAATTCCTAGATTGCTATCAAGTTTATTTGCATTGAACCTTCTAATATATCTGTCATTATTATCAATCCAATCATGTTCATGTATAATTCTGTTAGGGTACTCGTCAGGGTTTCTGCCTTCGCAAGGTAATATCTCCCAACAAGAGCCATTCCAAAAAGGAGTTTTAATCTTTCCGTCTGCTCTAGCCACTAGTTCAGAATTACTAAAGTATTCATTAAACTCTTTATCAAAGTATTGAATAAAATAGTCTATGTTATAATGTTTGGCTAGTATTGTGGATAAGAAGTTTTTACCAGCCCCAGGAATGGCACGAATAGAATAGTGGCTAGTCATTCTTTACCCATATAGCGAATATTCTACTATGGGCTTCTTTTGATTCGTCCCAGTCTTCTTCACAACATTCTAATGTGCAACCAAGCTTTTCTGAATATAATTCATTGATTTCCTTAGACCAAGGGAAGAAATTGACGTTCTTACATTCTTTGTTCCTATGATCTTGTCTGCCTGGATTTTGTCGCCATACAATCTTACCGCCTGGCTTTACCATAGAAACTACTTTTTCAACTTGAGGATAAATCACATCAGCATCTCCAAAGTTGATACTACCTAGACAAAGCACCACATCCCATTTAGTATCAATAGGATCAAACGATTCAACATCAGTTAATTCGTCACCAGAGTTTATGGCAGGGTCAAACGCATACAACTTATCACCTAGATGTTCTTTATATGGATTGTAACCACATCCTACGTCAAGGACTTCATCATTCACACTGATATGCTTTAAGATATTCTTGACACTACTTAGTTCATAGCTATCGCTATTCATACCTTTCCAATGATTGGCAAAGTAATCGTTAATTTTAGATTTATCTATAGACATAGACTTGTACATCCTTTTTATCATAATTATGAACGCCCTCTGAATCACAAGGATATATGTTCTTTTCGTTAGGTCTTGCGACACTACATACGTCTGCTAGTTCCATGTTATTTTTTACTCTAACAACTCTATTACGATTAGCTTGAATAAAGTTCATAATATCAAGGTTTTGATTTTTGATTTCTTGAAACATAACTTTATCATTAACATAGTATGGTTTATAGTTTGGATACTTTATATTAAAACCGCCAGCATCAAACCACTGGTTCATACATTCAAAGTCATTACGGACTACCATGATAATAGGGTAATCATAATCCTTTGCTAGGTCAGTAAGCTTATGTGAAAACGTGTGGGACTTAATCAATCTAGTTCTCGTACCCCTAAAAGACTTAAAGGGTGTGTCCCAATCCTCACGCTGATTACTGAACTCCATGCCTGAATCCCAATAAGCTCCAGCGTGCATAGCATAGTTTTTATTACTGGCAACATATTGTCTTTCGACAGACATATCAGAAGAATCTATATCAGAACTTATACACAAAGTTCTGGACACCGAACTCCACTTAGAGCCCGGTGCGCCTGTCATAAGGATATATCTATTTAACAAGATTTGGTTTATAGACACTAGCTAGTCCTAACGCTTCGGTATTAAATTTAATTAAATCCTTCAACGCTTGTTCTGTAATAAAAGACATCAATGTGTCACGTTGTGCGTTACCTTCTTCTGCAATAACCCAATCATATTGACCTACTGCTTTAAGAATAACTGCTTGACTGTCAGGATTATTTGCCATTTCAGTCATTGCTTTACGTAATGCTTCTGTATTAGGATTACCTTTACTTACCCACATTGCTTTCTGTAGTCCGTCACGCCAACTTTTAACAAGTTTGTATGCTTCATAGAACTCACCAGAAGGTGCTACACCATACTCATTTTCAAACAAAATTTCCATTTGAAATCCAGGATAGTTAGGATCGTCTGCATGTGAACCATCTGCTTGTAAGATACCATGATGAAACCACACTTCTGCTTTCTCGTCTCTGGATACATGCTTAATATATGATGCAGGGTTATCACGTGTGCCATTTAACTCGCCACGTTTGAATGCAAGACGACGTGCACCACCATTCATACCTTTTATCCAACTGATGTTAGACTTAAAGAACTCAATGTATTCATCAACTGTTAAATTAGGTCCTGCTTGCAACATTGTCATAGCAAATGCTTCTGGAACCATACCTGATCCAGATGGAAAGATAATGCGATCTTTAGTGAAATCCGCTTCAATCCTTTTACCAGCAATAATGTTCAGGTTCATCAAAGCAATACTATCATAACCAGCATAGTCGTAATCTACGTTTTCTTGTAAGAAAGATACTCCATTACCACCATGAGATACCATGATTGTTTTATCATCACCTTGCCGATTGTTATGCCATTCATTAAATCCTGGTATATCTCTGGCTCCCGGATGAAACTCAATTACAATCTTTTCACCAAGATATTTTTCAAGTTCACCAGCAACAATGCCAGCCCAAACGCTCGTACCACCGCCTGGTTTTTGTGGAACTAACATTGTGTAATCTGCTTTCACACAGGTTGCTATTGATGTTAGTGCTATTATAAGTGGTATTAAAATCTTTTTCATTACGAAAACTCCATTTCTGATTTACGAAACAATCCCCATACAAATAAAGATACGGATAGTATTATTAAGGTTAAAAATATTGGACGATCTATCAATCGTTCAAAGGTATATATAGAGGTTAATTGTATTGTCAATGCCTCAAATTTATAAGCTAGTATGAAACCAATTAGCATTGAAGGTCTACTAAACTTAAACTTCTTCATTAATAATCCTAAAGCAGTGAATACTGCTAAAAGAGCATAATCTTCCCAGCCACCTGTGTACTGAACACATGCCCAAGTGACGAATCCTAATAGTATAGGAAAGTAATACTTATATGGTACTGTTGCAATCTTAGCAATGTACTTTGTGCTAAACAAACATATAATACCAGTGATTGCAGTTGCCCACATAAAGCCGTATGTAAGACTATCAAAGAACCTTGTATCGTCTACAAGATCATACGAACCTAGATCAAACCCTACTGATGCAAAGATAGCCATAAGAATTGCGGCAAAGCTTGCCCCTGGAATACCAAACAATACTGTAGGTATCATAGACGTAGCCTTTTGTGCATTATTAGAACCTTCAGGTCCGATCACACCACGTATGTTACCTTTACCAAACGGCACATCTGGATTCTTAGTTGTTGCAACAGCTTGACCATAGGCCATCCAATCAGCCATGCCACCGCCAAGTCCAGGTAAAGCACCAATGAAAGCACCTATAAAACCACCTCTTAAAGCCAACCATTTGTGTATCCATACAGCTTTAATACCATCCCAAGTTTGCTTCTTGCCGTCTAGGACAGTAGCAGTTCTATCTCTTTTAACTAAACCTTCTATCATTTCTGGTATAGCAAACAGCCCTGCCGTCACTGTCATAAGTTGTAAACCATCTGCAAGATAGTCCCATCCTAATGTATATCGATCTATGTTTGTATAAGGATCAACACCGACTAAACCTATCATTAGACCAACCGCTAAAGCAATCATACTTCTAATCCACCACTTATTACTTACAAACGCAACAGTAGTCATTGCCAGTACGACAAACGCCCACAGCTCAGGCACACCAAATACCATAATCAATTGAGTATACCAAGGGAGTAAAAAGAATACTAATGAACCCCATAAAAGACCATTGATTGTAGATGTGACGACTGCCGCTGTAATAGCATAAGTTGCCTTACCTTGTACTGCCAAAGGAAACCCATCTACCATTGTAGCTGCCGCAGAGTTAGCTCCAGGAATGCCTAATAGCACTCCTGTATAGGTATCACCTGTAGTAGATGCGGCAACAACTGCCATACAAAATATAACTACAGTATAAGGATCTGCAAACACATGAAGAAAAGAAAAGATAGCAATCAGGCCAGTGGTGGCACCAGCTCCAGGAATTATGCCGATTATTAAACCATACATTGTTCCTAAAATTATAGCGTATATATCTTCCATTAAAAGCCACCATCACCATAGTTACCTAAAGCCATGTCTTCAACTGCTTGAGCAAACTCTGTATATCCACCCACGTATTTGTCATTCCAAAATATTGCAGGTAATGTCTTAACATCGTTCTTTCGTTCATATAATTCTAAGATAGCATCAGTCGATTCAGAAGTGCTACGATATATCCAAGTCAAAGGATGCTGAATTTGATCCTTTGCTAAATCAACGGCTTTATCGCAATAACTACAACTCTCTTTACCGAATATAATTAAATTGTGTGACATTTAAAATCCTAACATTTCTTTTGTCATTAAGTAATCACGCACTAGACCAGAGCGTACAATGTCTTCCCAATCAAACGTAATCACATCAAACTTCTTGAGTTGTTCTGCAATCGCAATAAACTTAGATAGGCCAGCTTTCTCGTCCTCAAATCTAAAATCTGATTGGCGATAGTCTCCACACAATATTATTTTAGTATCTTCACCGACACGTGTTATAACAGAATCGAGTTCATGGAAGTTACAATTTTGCATTTCATCTAATACGACAATTGCATTATCTATTGTAAGACCACGAATAAACGATGTAGATTCAAATCTAATTTTCCTTTGTGTAACAGCCTTTGTGTATGAATTAGCACCTAGCAACTGATTGCATATAGCCATGTAAGGTGCTGTATAAGCATCCTCTTTCTCTTGCTTAGTACCAGGTAAGAAACCCATATCACGTGTAGGAACCATACTTCGTATTAACACTAATTCGTTATACGGAGTATTAGGATCTAACACCTGTTCTAAGGCTAAGTACATTGCAAGGTATGTTTTACCTGTGCCAGCGCAACCAGCAAGAACAAGATTGTTACCTTCTTCCCACGCATCAAACGCTTTACCTTGATTGGTTGTGATTGGTTCTACTATTGCAAGATCGTCTAGCCTAGCTAGGCCACTATTACCTGGTGCAACACTACGATTTTTCTTGCCGTTAATATTTACTTTTTTTACCATTATCTAACTTCTAATAATTAATGTTTGAGTTAACACCAGAACCTTTTTTAAGCTTCTTTAGTAGATCACGCCAGTCACCACTAGTACGACCAACTGTGCTACCATGTTGAGTCACAAATTTGGCTGTGGCAAGTCCTTGAACAAGATCAGAGTTCACTTCAAGTATTTCTTGTAGCTCATTCCAAGAACAAATAGTCTCGTATTCTTCTTCAGTTACTTTATTTCTTACTGTATATGTCGGCATATTTTCTTTCCTATGAATTAACCCTGAGACACTAAAGTGAAAGTTTAGCACCCCAGAGTTAATTACTGTCTCCTTCGTTACGACTTAAGCAGTCATTCGTTCAGCAATTCGACTTTGCAGATAAGATAGTTTCTTCTCAAGTTTCGATACCAGATGATTGTTTCCTTTAGAAGCCACCAGCTTAATATATTCCTTGAGTTCTGCAATGTCGGTTGTTAGTCTTGCCAATTGAATCTCTGTCATTAAAAGATCCCTTTCGAAGTTATGTTGAGTTACAGTTTGTCACTCTCTTTCATCGTAAAATCAATCCAGGAAAAGCTTCCTGAACTAGCTTCTTGGTAATACCTTTACCAAGAGACTCTTTGTTGATCATCTTAGTACATACAACCGCATCTTTAGGATGGATCGATTCTAATAGATCAATGAATATACTTTCACGTTTTGAACCCAACATTCTGTCAGCAGGTCCACCTTTGCAAAAGTATTTAAACTTTGTATTCAGTTTTAGGAGATTAGAAGGGATAGAACCTTCTCTGTTTGGAGTGTAAGGCACCTCTCCTGGTGGAAGCCAAAATTGAATAGACTCGTCATACGTTGCACGCAATACGTCTTTCAATGCCCAAGAATCGTTACCACGTAGGATTTCAATCTTGTCGGCTTTTTTAGATGCTTTACTTACAGCGTCTAATGTTTCATATATTAATTTTCTCATGGGCTTCACCTATTATATTATACTGTTATATATGTGTGCAAATCACACTCTTATTGTATTTTTTGTTATCCACTCTTGAGTGCAATAAAACTTACACGCTCTTGGTGCGCTCTCAGGGTCTTTCTCTAACATCTCAAAAAACAACTTCCACTCATTAGAATTCACGATGTCTTTATTAACATTCTCTACATTGTCTACTAAAAGATTGTCAGTAAGTATAGCATCAAAGTCACTTAGGTTAGCATTGTCTGCATAGCAACATGGAAGCATGTGTCCTGTTGCAGAATACGCATGTACAGGATTGACACGTCTACACTTTGGGTCTATCTTTATAGTGTTTGTCTGGTTTGTATTTGTCATACGGAACATCCCATCTTGATGATTCTATTATTAAGAACTCAATATTATTTTCTTTTGCCATTAGACTTGCTTCTTCAATAGAGTCTTGATTATATTTAAACACAATCATTTGCCATACAACTTTAGCACCCATATCTGATATATGTTTCATTATTTGAAACGTTCGTTCGCCGTCTTGTCCTATTCTATATTGATGACTTTGATTAGGTAGTCCGTCTATGCCAAACACCCAAGTTTGATTACTAGATATTAAAGCCGCTTCTTCCCACCATTCTATTTTTTTACCACTTCCAGCAGTAGATATATCTACAGTATTATTTTTACATATAGACAAAATATCTAAAAACTTTGGGTGGTATATAGGATCACCCATTTGTCCACAAAAAGCTATATATTGAAACGACTCTGCTATCTTTTTCATTGCACCCAATGACATATCTTTACCACGTTTATGTAGACCTGGATTCTTCTGTCGCATACACTTAGGACACTGCAACAAGCATCGATGAGTTATATCTAGGTTAATACCTTTCATGGTTTGTTATATAAATTCATCTAAACATTCAATCAATAGTCTCATTTTATTTTCCATCAAATAATTTAGTACGTTCCCCTTTAAGTGGTTTTTGTCTTGTCTTTCAAATGTATCTATAATAGCTTTACTTATCTCTTTTGGCATCAAAGTATCTTCCATAAGGTTAATCATTGTTCTATTACGCCAATAATTGCGATAAACTTCTTCCCCAAGTGATCTAGGATCAGCCAAGAGAGCTTCTTTCTTCTTAGCACTTAAAGTATTCTGTCTACGATCTTCTACAAAGACCTTATCGTCAGAAAGAACATTGGGGACACCATCACCACGATCACCCACAAGGAAATGCATATTTTGAAAAAGACGTGGGTTTTCTTCTACAAGCATCTTTTTGGTATAGGTGGAATATTGCTTGACATTGTTATACTTTTGTAGTTGACGAAAATCTTTATCAGAAGAAACGATAACTACTTCTTCGAAACAACCGAAATTTTGTGTGTACTTGCACAGTTCTGCAATAGCATCGTCAGCTTCACAACCCTTTACACGAATTACTCTATAAGGAAGTTCAGTTTCTATTTCATCAATTACAGTGCCAATAGACTTGTACGCTTTGTCCCAATCAACTTTTGATTCTTCACGACCTTTGGTACGTTTACCTTTGTACTCAGGATAAATGTCTTTACGCCAATTTCCACCAGCATCACATACAACAATTATTTCACCATATTGTTCTTTGAATTTAGATCTGTACATACGGAGTTCATTTATAATGAAGTGTCGTACAATGTTTACATCCTCGCCGTTAATAAAACCAGAAGCGATAGGACCAATAGTAATAGCACTGAAGTCAATTAAAATCATAATATTTCCTTACTGTTTCAAATAATATAACACATGTAAACATGAATGTACATAGTTAAATCATGTGGGCTACATGTTTTCTATTAATACGACAATTAATAATCCCATTATAGTAACGATCGTCCAAAAGTACGTTGCGGTCAAATTGTTCTTTTGTTTCAAGGTAACTCATCTCCGATTTAGATTTACACAGGTGTATTATTTCTCTATGAAAACTATCAGCACCATGCTCTAATAGTAGTTGTTTAACTTTATCAGAACTTCCGAAATATGTCTGCCAATCAGATTCTACAATAGACCGCCTTTTGCGTGTCTTACCTTTTAAAGGTGGTTGTGTCTTCTTTGACCAGAAGTTCTTTTTACCGATATACATCATACCAGTTGCGTTCTCTGTAATAATGTACACAAACCCCTGAGTGTTTTCAGGAATATTTTCCATAATCTCGTTGTTATAATACCAATAACTCATAAAAAAAGTAGCTCCATATCACTATAGAGCTACTTATACAGTTTATTCGAAGTCGTAATCGTCTTCGTCTTCCACTTCTTCGTATTTTGTTTGCTCACCACACATAGAGCAAAACATAGGTAATTCAGTTTCGCCTTCATCTAAATTTAAATACGATTCTGTTTCACATATTTCACAGAATGTTTCGTAAGCAATGTAATCTTCCATGTCTATCCCTCACAACTTGCGCAGTTCATAATATCACGTACCAACTCTTGCGCAGGGTTTGCCGATCTTTGATAATAAAAAGTCTTAACACCTAGTTTCCAACCTTCTATGATTAATGCATTAACATCTTTTGCTGATATTTCAGGATGTATCATAATATTCAATGATTGTGATTGATCAATAAATTTCTGTCTTGCCCCAGCTTGTTGTACGATAACTAAAGGAGTTATCTCAGAGAATGTTTTAAATACATTTTTCTCATGCTCAGAGAACCAATCAAGGTGTTGCACAGAACCACCATGCTTTAGAATATCTACCCATACCTCTTCTGTGTCTGCCATGTGAGACGCTAACACCTCTTTCAAATATGGATTACGATAAGTGAACTTACCTTTGGCTAAGTCTTTAGTAAAGTAATTGGATGCTAAAGGCTCGATAGAAGGTGACACTTGACCTAAGATGAATGATGAGCTTGTAGTAGGAGCGACTGCTGTGCGTGTTAAATTACGTTGACCATAACCTAACATGCCCTTTGGTTCGCCATACTCTATAGCAAGCTCTTTAGAGGCTTCTAATGAACGATCATCAATGAACTTACTAATCTTAGTAGAAAGCATGTGAGCCTCAAACGATTCAAATGCAATCATTTTAGATTGTAAGTACGAGTGCCAACCGAGTTGTCCAAGACCTAATGCACGCCAATGGACAGCAAAGTTGTGTGCAGATTCCATAAACTTAACACCTTTGGTTTTTTCAATGTACTCTTCCATTACAGCATCAAGAAACCATATCATAACTTCTACTGCATCAGTTTCTTCCCACTCATCGAATTTAAGACAATTCATTGATGCAAGATTACACACAAAAGACATATCCTCAGAAGAAGGCAAACAAATTTCAGAGCATAGATTAGACGCCCAAATAGGAATGTTCTGATCACGTAATACTTTGGGTGCCGAATTGTTTATCGTATCTTTAAAGAATAAATAAGGATAACCTGATTCTCTACGCTTACGTAAGATCCTAGCCCATATTGTGCGCTTATCTCCATCACCATCAATCATAGACTGCATCCATTCGTCACCAATACAGACGCCCAACGATAAGTTAATGATAGAAGAACCTTCTTCGCGTGCATCAAGGAACTCCATAATATCAGAAGATTCCACATCTAGGTACGCCGCAAAGCTTCCACGTCTAACATTACCTTGAGCCACAACATCAACAGTTGTTTCTGTAAGGTTCATAAAGTGTACAGGACCATCTGCTGTGCCACCTGATTTAATATCAGTGCCACGTGGACGTAACGCACCAAAGTAACCTGATGTGCCAGCACCCATCTTAGTCTGCATACCGACTTCTGCAACCTTCATTAAGATTGATTCCATGTTGTCATTGATGAACACACCATTACAACTAATTGGTAAACCCTTCTTAGTTCCAAAGTTAGACCACACAGGTGAAGAAAGACTGTAAAAGCCTCTACTCATATAGTCATAGAACTTATCTGCAAAACCTTCTTTATCAAGAATAGTTTCAGCAGTCGTTGCAATTGCTCGTACTCTTTCTTCAACAGTCATATTTCCATCAATATATCCACGACTTAAGAAAAGCCTTGAATCATCATTTGCCCATTCAAATCCCATTATATACTCCTTTAAAATAAATCTTCTGCTGTGATACCCTGACCTTTGGCGTATTCCACTGGTCTCTTTTGAAAGAAATCAGTCATGTTTGCGCCATACAATTCTTCATCAAACCAAAACGTTTCTTTAATATGTGCTTCGTCATATACGATCTCACTACTATCAAAACCAATCTGATCAATTGATTCTGCCATACGCTTGGCAATGAAAGACTTTAGAATGTCTGCATTTAGACCAGGTGCTGAATAACCATCCATAATCCAATCAATCACTTTGCTTTCTGCTTTCAATGCATCAATACATTCTTCTCTAACACGTGCTTCTAACTCTGCATCAAACAGCTCAGGATACTCTTCGCGCAATGTGTTGATTAACTTGATACCGACTTGAGCATGTAGCATTTCTTCATTACGTGTATACTGAACTTGTTGTGCACAATCTTTCATTACTGCCTTATTACGATTTAGGTGCATAATGATATAAAACTGTGAGAACAGACTAACATTTTCTACGAACAAAGTAAACAACATAATTGAATAAATGTATTGTTTCTTCTCGTCCTCATACACTTTCTTGTTGTACTTGCGAAGATAATTTACACGACCTTTAATCACATCAACGTTCAGGTTTTCTTCAAACACATGTGTCAAGTGTAGAACGTCAAGTATTTTTTCGTATGCCATGTTGTGGATAACTTCAGAGTTAGCCATTGCAAAGCCTAAGTCTTTGATAGAAGGATGTGGTAAGTGATTACCTATGTCTGCCCAAAAGCTTTTTACTGCTATTTCGATTTGACCGATTGCCGACATTGTTTTTACAACAACCTCTTGCTCTTTTGGGGTCAAGTCTGTTTTAAATTGGGAGTAGTCTGAACGGAAATTAAATTCTTCAGGTGTCCAGAACCCTTGCCATATGGCTTCAATGAACTGCTTAGTCCAAGGGTATAGATCAGGTTTGCGGGAAATTTGTTCTTCGAATAGCATCGGCAGTCCTTAGCGTAAAGCATACAATACGATGGTAATAATACTATCGTTTCATTCTACTATGTGTGTGAATATCTTTGTTTGTTGGTAGTATTATATATACAAACTGAAACGTTGTAAAGCGTTATTTTGACTATATCACAAAAATAAATAGTAAATTTACTGTGTAACTTTGTCGCTAATAGGAGTCACTGCTTCTTCGTAATAGGCAATGATTTCTTTCTGCTGTTGTATATACCTTCTTAGCTCTGCGATACCTAATGCAAGGTTCTCATAGCCATTTGGTGTGATAGAGATGAATACAATGTCACCCACATCATTATTAATTCTACCTAAGAACTCGTCTAGGTTATCTTCATTAACTACGTACCACTCCACTTCTGGCATGTCAACAGGATCAGGAGCCGATTGTAATGGGATGCTTCTTTCAACGTAATTTGTCTGAACTGCTACTTTAGGCTCAGGGCTGTATCCACAACTACTGAGTAGCAGTAATAGGGACGGAATTATTATTAACTTCACCACCAGTCTCCTTTAATACTCTTTGTCTTAATCTATTAGTGCCACGATTGATACGAAATTCCATATCAGCAGGATCGGCTAAGGCTTCACGAGTTATGTCAATTTTAGACAAACGACTTCTTAAGCTACCTACACGTTCTTCGGCTTTTTTCAATCTAGTGTTTAGACCAGCTTGTAATTCTGCATTGCGTTCTGCATTGGCAATCATAGAAGTGATTGTGTCCTGATTAACTTTATTTGCACTTTCTAATAAAAAATTATTTTCTCTTAGTGTGCCGATAGTTTCTTGTAGATTTGTTATATATCTGTAGCCACCATAACCAATAGCACTGGCTATAGACATAATAAAAAGAAATACATAAACTTTAATCATCTTCTGTACTTTGCCTTTAGGACTGTTGCACCAGCTTTAGCCGCCTTCTTAAAGCGTCTATCAACAACAACAATCTGCTCGACTTTAGGATCTTTCCTACGTCGTAGAATTTTCTTTGGCTTCATCATAGTTGGTGGTAATGCCACGCTTGAAACAGTAGTGTCTTCCATGTGTTGCTTAAAAGATTTCATCGCAATTTTCCAAAATTAGGATTATTAATATCAGCACCAGCTTTTTTAAGTTTTTGCTTAAGTTCTGCCATATTTTTTGCTTTCATATCGAAATTACCAGCATCGATATAATAGCCGTTTCCGTCCTTATAAACTTTTATTTCATAGTCGCCGTTTCTATTGCTAAACGAAGCAATAGCACTACCCGTGCCTTCTTTTACGTCGCTTGAAACAGTAGTGTCTTCCATGTGTTCTTTAAATGTTTTCATTTCAGAAGCTCCTCAGATGTTATGTATATTTTTTGCTTAGTTGGAATGTGAAGTGCCTCGTATATATTTAAACCAAATATATTTCCCACTGGAAAAGTATCCTCACCAATTCTAATCTTATCAAAGGGTTTAACCATTTCTTCTAATGAACCATTTAGCACTTTGTTATTTTTTACTCTGTATATTCCAGGAGACAACTGCTCATTTTCTAACATAAACCATTGGTTGTCTTCTATTATCATATTTGAAAGATCTAATCCTTGCTCTTTCAAAGCCTCTACAAGTTTAGATTCTTTTACACCAAACTGCTCTCTTATTAAGTATAAAGCAGAAGCGTAGCTTGCTATACGGCTCTTACCACCTGGTGCCTTTGATATAGCGCGTTTAACATTGTAAACAAGCCTGTGAAACGCTGTAAAATTATTAGCATATGCACTTCTGTTATCCATAGTGTTTGTATTAAAGTCTTTTCTTTTAACACCATCTGCATCAATAATACCAGCTTTAAACGCAGGGGTTTCATCAAACGGAGTCACAAGTAACTTAAGAAACCTGAATGTATAAACAAGGTCTGCTGCCGACTTAATAATACCCATTATATCTTCCTTAATACTTCTACTACTACTGGATCCATTGGGATCATTGTGTACTGGTCATTACGAATGTATTTTAAAAATATCAAAAAAGGTTTTAGTATAGGCCAATGGGTGTTATCCATCTTTAATTCTAAAATCTCTAATGCAGGTTCAATACCGAATGCATTAAACACTACTATCAAATGGTTCAATGCCAATCTTTCAGATATGTCACCAGTTTCTTCGTAACGATTTAAAAGTCTTTTGATATATTTGAAACGTTTCAAATCATCATTAAACTCTTCTATGTCAATATACTTAGGATTATAATAATGCTTTGCGGCATATAATTCTAAGTTTTCATCAGTCAATTTAATTTTCATTAGCAAACTTCTTATAAGATAACAATCGATAATATTTATGCATCGCGTTGTGGTGTACATAAATTAGATTAGAAAGACCTTTATCTTGCCTAGCTTCATATCCACACGCATCTGGGTCAATCACAATCAATTGATTATCACTATCCACTAACACATTCGTCAAAGATAAATCCGTATGTAAAAATACTTCATTGCTTTGACTTATATAGCCATATGATAAACTTAATATATCAATAAAGTCTGTGATGATTTTCATCTTTTCATCAACAGTATGATTTGTGTTATTCTCTAACACGTCTATTAAATGTATCCCACCATCTACGTAGTCCATTTCAATGTAATCATTACTTACTTTATGCACCTTAATGTAACGATAGTCCCAAGCCCTTAGTTGATTATAACTTTTTAACCAACGTTCAGGCTCAGGAAACTGATTACGTTTATATGTCTTACGAACAATGTTTTCCCCTACCACTTCAACTGTGCTCATTGATGCGTTAAGCATTTTTCTAGCAAAATCACTACCAGCTGGTGCTGTATTTTCATTTTGTAATATTTTATTCATTTAGGGGTTTACAAAGCTCACATATGTGTATATAATAAAGAAGTAATATATTGAAGGGTAGTATATATACCTACTTTCGAATCGCTTTATCACCAGGAACTGCATTACCAGCTGCATCATTACCTGTACCAGGCTTAACACTATTAGCAATACTCTGTGCAGTCTTTTCAGCCGCTACATTAGCATCGAACCTTGGATCAACTTCTCCATTAGGTGTGTGCATTGCAATAAATGCCTTTTCACCTTCAGATGATTTAGAATACATTCCTTCTGGTTCTGTAGCACCTTTAGTTTGCATAGCACGATTTTCCATTATCTTATTATATATAGGCCAACGATTTTCTGCTACTTGAACTTCTTCTATAAATCTTGTTGGATCCATGCTCCCCTTTGCTTTACTCATTGCTTTGCCATCTTTACTAAAAATCATATCAATACCCATATTATCAGCCTTTGCCGTAGCTTTTAATTTAGCTAATTGGATACGATTGATACTCTTTTCAGCTTTCTTTACTTTAGCTTCTTGGTCTTTAATCAACTGCACCACTGCTTCTTCGTCGGCTTTACTAAGTTTTTTAAATCCATCTGCTTTGGCAACGGCGTAGTAAGCTTTTAAAAGTTCACTAGCACGAGCATTTCTACCGACTTTTTTCTTAACGTAGTTTCTGAGTGTATCAATACTTAACTCCTGTAGGTCTTCTACTTCTTCATTCCTTAAAGATTTACGATCAGCAGACTCTTTTTTATTCATATACAAATTTTTCATAGCCTTTAACTTCATCATTTCTTTTTTAGGCTTCATCTTATCTAAAGGATTATTTGGTGCTAATGATACTTGACTTTTAGGTTGAGCTTTATATGTCTCAGATTTACCTGCTATTGGCTTACCCATTTTAACACCTTTATTAATCTTAGGCAAATTACTACCTTTACCCATCATAACGCCTTTAGCCATTTTAGGTGTAACGTTACCATAGCTTTCGTCTTTTGAATCGTTCTTCATAGACTTTTTAATAGTCTTACGGCGATTATGTAGATATTCGTCTGACGCATCTGTATCACCATCATTGTCGATGTCACTATCTTCACGATCGTCATGGTCGCCTTTTAAAGCGTTCTTATCAACTGGGTCAAGTTTCTTTTTTTCTTTCATACTCGGATCATCGTCTTTCATCATTGATCCGTCTGGCATTTTGTGCATACCATCTTTTTTCTTCTTAGCTTCTGCCAACACTTGCAAGTAGGCAGTTGTCATGTTTTTAATGTCTTCGGTATCCATTGTGGTCTCCCTACATCCAGAAGTTAGCTACAAGTGCCGATACTACGGCTACTGTTACTATCCAGAAAAGTTTGTTTATTGTTGATATTGTTAAAGCATTGGTAGTCATTTGAGCATCTATTTTATCTAGTTTCTCTGAGAATTTGTTCATTCTCTCATACTGAGCAACATGCCTTTGCTCAAGGTTTATCAATTTTTCTTCTGCACGTGCGAAAGCAATCATTGCAGCATACAAGGTATCGATTTTTTCTTCGATCCTATCCAATCTTTTTGCGTCTTGAGGCATATGCATTACTTCCTATTATCATTTATATATATATTAATTATCAACAGGTGTATTTTAAACGTTTCCATTTAACACTTCCACCTTCTAAGCGACATTGCCTTACGAGTTGGTCTACCCTTCTCGTCTTTCATAGGACCTTTCATTCCACTCATACGAGCACAGAATGATTTACGGCGTCCAGCATCTTTACTGCCTGCTTTAACTTTGCCTGTAACGGCTGTTTTGAGTTTACTTCCTGGGTTCTTACGTCTATAGGCGGCGACACCTTTAGCAGTCATGCCAGCACCATCTTTGGTTGCTATCTTGTGCCCCTTGGAATCTTCTCCACGAGCTTCCTCTACTGGTTCTGTACAATTCTGGCAACAATCTGGTGTGCCACAATTAGGATGTTCTAGGAATCGTTTAAAGCTTTTCATTATCCCATTTTCGCTAATCTAGCTTTTAGACCAGCAAGGTCAGTCTTTGTTTTCTTAACGTTGTAATGTTTATTTTTAAACGTTTTAAGACCAGTACCTCTAATAACCTTAGCTAAGTCTGGAATTTTAATTTCATCAATATCTGCATCCTCAGATGCGTCTTTAAAATCTTGATTGCTTGGCGCACCTTTTGAACCAGGTTTACGCATCTTTTCGCCTGAACCTTTTTTAATACGCTTACGCTTATTATGGATGTTATCCCATAGTCCAGCTTCAGCTAAAGCAGTAACGGCGGCGTCAATATCAAAAGACTCGTCAAGCATTTTTGCCTTACCTTTAATGATAAGCGCAGTAATTGCAGATGTAGAAATCCACTTAATATCAGCTTTAGCTAGTTGTACAAGTTCTTCATCACCAAACTTCTTGACCATAGCACTCATTTTCATTGAAGCTTCAACAGAAATACGATCACCAGTATTTGCATATTGCTTTTTCATTTTGGAAATTTGTTGTGGTGAAAGAGCTTCTTCAAGTTCTACAGACTCAACAAATCCATTGTCGCCCTTCGTCTTGCCATGGTTCATAACCTTTTTGCCAATAGGGGTGAGATTGCCCTTCTTGTCATACATTGTATTGACAAGCTTCTTTTCGGCGGCAGTGAGTTCTTGTACTACTTCTACACCTTCATTCATCAATGCATCGTGGTTCTTTACTGCATATGCTTCTGCTTCGTCCTTCGTATCAAACTCTGCAACCTTCTTATCTTTCATATCATAAACGCAATATTTACCAGTTTCTTTATTAAGTTTGACATGACTCTTTGGGTCTTTAGTATGTTCTACACCTTCTTCTTGAGGGGTCGTAGCTTCGTTATTCTTCTTATTTAATACCTTAGAGTTCTTTTTACGAAAATCTTCTAAGTCTTTTTGATTTTTAGTGGCACGTGCTTTGTTTGCGGCATGATCACTTTGATTGCTTGCAGTACGCTTGCTCATGTCTTTACGTAACGCATCTAAGGCTCTACCTTCATCAATAGATTCTTTATACATATTCAATTCGTACTTGTTACCAGTGTTATATACCTGTACTTGAATAGCACCCTTATCACCTTTTAGGCGATAGGTGTTTGTCTTACCATTGCTTGGCTTACGAGGACCAGACGCAACTTTGTCGTCAATTTCACTAGGTTTAATAGTAATACCATGTTTTTTCTTTGCGTGGTCGTATGCGTGTTGCATCGCACTCGAAAAGTCTTTATGATACAATTCGTAACCAGCTTTGGCTTCTTCAAGCTTTAAGAAATCGTCGAACTTATGCATTGGGTTTAGTCTCCTGGTTTTTCTGTTTTGCCATACGTAGTCTGGCTTTATCTAAAATTCTGTCATGCTTCTTTGCATCTAGCTGCTTTTCTCTATTTATACGCATTTTAGCAATGTCAGTATAAGAGCGTCTTGTTTTAATCTCTTCTGTCTTTTGTCCTGGTGTTTCTTTTCTGGCTTTTTTGCCAGCTTCTTTAGTACCCTCGTCAGGTCTTTTCTTAGGCTCTACTATTTCAATTGCTTCAACAGCTTCTAGCCATTGACGTGAACGTGTGCCGTCGGACATTTCTACAATAACATAGTTTGAACCTAGCACTGTAATTATACCAACTGCATCTGTCTTTTTGATTATAACACTTTCACCAAGCTCAAATAAATCACCTTTAATGAAGTCCTCACGCTTTTGTGATAGTGTTTGTAATTGAATGTGATTTTTAAAAGAACTATTTTCTTTTAGACCAAGACCTTTTCTGACATCATTGAATAGCTTACGTGCTGGTACAGTTGATGTGTTTCTTGGAAGTCCTTGAGAGAATGAAACAAAGTCATTAGATTCTGCAAATGATCGCATACTATTTGCAGAGTATTTCTCATCGACGTTTTTACTATCAGGATCTATTAAGCCAGCTGAAACAACTTTTATATCCATAAAGTTATAAAATCCAGCACGGCTTTTCTTACCATTAAATTTATTCAAACGAATATCATATTCATTTACTTTATCTGAACCTACAACCATTACAACCTTACGAAAACCATCGTCATATAATGATACTAAAGCATCAAACACGTTATTAACTTTTTTATTGACCATAACACTACGTGCATGTTTAGGGAACATCTTACGCACACTTTTAATCTTATCAGAATAGGATAGAGGGTTCTTCTTATCATCCTGTGATTGTGTTAAGAATACTTTGTAAGGATTACGACTAGCCGATGCGCTTATCTTATCCAGTAATTGTCCATGTGCAACAGTAGGTGGATTCATTGTACTGAATGTAAAATAAACTACTTTATCTTCTTCAACTAAATATTGGGAAAATGAATTAATCATGCTTTAGTTTTTCTTCGCTCTCTGTCTATAGTGCGTACAGTAGGAAGGAGTTTGACGGAAAGACGTTTGATCCTTGATCCCATCTTAGCCATACGCTTTTCAATTTCAATTCTTTTCATTAAAGGCACTTGGTCTTTAGACTTACCTTTAGAGAGCTTCTTAAATACAGTAGCTCTTGCCGCTTTTTCAGCGCGTTGTTTTAATTTTGCTGGGGTTGCTGCACGCTTCATGGCTCTTTTACGGCCTATAGCCATTTTTTTGCCCATCACACGCATCTTACGTGCTTTTTGTCTGCGTTGTTGCATGTTTAAAACTTCGTCAAGATTTTCATCTAAGTTTTCGAGTTTTAAAAAATCTTTAAATTTGATAGACATTCATTTGTTCCTAGCTTACCCATAGAATATAATATTATCAAGAAAATCTTTACACTACACATCTTATTAAAGGTATTTATAACTTTTAAATACAGTAGTTTAAAGATATTTCACAGTTAGTCTCATTAAACTGTATTTATAATATCATCTTATAGAGTTATTCTAGTATTTTATAACCTTGTTTGGCGTAGAAAAGTTTTTCTTACGCATAATTGTTTTCATAACAACATCAAACTCATCGTTACGTTGGTCATAAGTGATTGCAATAGGAATGTTTAAATCCTTTTGAAGGTCTTTAATAACGGCTTCTGCACCTTGCATAGCTTTAATGCTCTTACCTTGTTTGGCATATATCTTTTTAATGAAGTCAGCTAGCTCTTTGAGCGATATAGGTGGAGAGTTTCGCTCATCAGTCATACGATCTGCAAAGTGACGTGTGAAGTTAAAATCTATATCAAACTTTTTGAATAGCTTATCAACTACTACTTCGAACTGTTTCATAGTTTTTAAATCGACTTTAGGTTCAGCCGCTTCTTGAATATGTTGCTTAAAATTTTTCATT